CCGCGTGTTTGCATTCTTGATCCGCGACAGCTTGGAGTCTGTACGGGACCAGCCCAGCGCATCATTCAACGCCGCGTAGGTGCTGTACTTTTTCAGCAACTGGTTGAGGCGGTCGCGGCGTGTTTCATGCACTGTTTGCATGACTCCGATTCTCGGCACCAAAGGGTGGGGTGAGAATTTTCCAAAGGGTGGTTGTAAATATGACCCATTGGGCAATACAATCTCGCCCATGAAACTCAAATCATGGCTTTCCGAAGAACGCGGCCGCACCATGCGTCTGGCGGCGCACCTCAAGGTGCCGCCGTCGTTCGTGTCCAAGATGGCGTCGGGCGAAAAGCCCGTGCCCGTGGAGCATGGCGCGGCAATCGAGCTATTCACGGCCGGCGCCTTTTTGCGACGGGAGTATTGGCCTGAAAGCTGTTGGCGCATCTGGCCCGAGCTGGTGAAGTTTGAGCCAAATAGCACCACAGCCCTTGCCCATCAAGCGCGAGTAGCTACTGAACCCGTAGCGCAGGGGGTGGCGCATGCGTAGGGCCGCAGCCTCAGCGCTGGAGCAACTGGCTAAGTGGTTGCATCCTGTGCCACAACAGCCTGAAGGCTCTGGTGCATCTCTTCCAGCACTTGCATCTGAATGTCGAACGCCGGCGGCGGATCGTCGCGCTCGAAGGCGTGATTTTCCGTGGAACGACAGTAGTCTGAAAAGTGGGCTTGCACCTGATTCCTTGCGGCTGGGGGAGCAGATTGCAGCAATGCAAGAACAAGCGCGTTTAAAGCGTCGATCTGCGCGCGCAGGCCAATCAACGTGGCTGTGACTTCTTCGTTTTTCATGGGCGCCCCTCTCATGGCAAGTGGTTGTGTGAGAACTCCATTGTGCTGCCACGCCTGCGGGCGCCCACCCTTTGCCACCCCCCACGCCCACGGCTGTGCTGCCGGGGCCTACCTCCTCCCCATAACCAAGGTGCGCCGCTCGCGGGCAGGTGCGCGGCGCTTTGCATGGTGGCGTGGTGGGGTGCTTTTTTTGCATGGCTGCAGTGTGTTGCGCACGGTGGCCGCCGGTCGATAGCGTTTTGAAAGGTGGATGTGATGGACTTGCTTGATTCTTTGCGGCGCGCTGTGCGCCATTACCCTGGTGGCACCGATGCCGTGGCCGCACGCCTGGGCAAGTCGCCCAGCACGCTGGAGAAAGAGTTGCGTGGTGCGCCGCAGTACAAGATGGGCGCGGTGGATGCTGCCGAGATTGCCGCCATGTGTGTGGAGCTGGGTGGCGCGCACGGGGTGGAATACCCCACCCGCGTGGCTGAGGCGGTGGGCGGCATGCTGGTGCTGCTGCCCGCCGGGCAGGATGGCAGTGATGCCGTGACGGGCCAGGCGCTGGCGCAGCTGATGCGCGAGTTTGCCGACCTGGTGACGGCGGCCACAAGCGCCGATGCCGATGGCCAGATCAGCAAGAACGAGTTGGCCGATGTGCACGCCAAGTGGGCCGCGCTGGTGGCCGATGGCCAGGGCCTGATGCGCCACCTGGATGCCAAACACCAGCGCACCATGGAGCGCTGGAAGGCGCGCGAAGGGTTTGCAGCATGAGGCCGGCGGGTGAAGTGCGCGTGGCGCTGTTGAACGCCTGCAGCGAGCTGGCAACGCCTGAGCGGGGCGCCACGTTGCGCGAGATGGCAGCGGTGGCTTGCGTGGGCCTGAAGGCGGCCACGCAGACCGCAAAGAACATGAGCCGCGCGGGGCAGCTTTGCATTGCACGCAAGCGCGAGGTGGAATACCGCAACCGGCCCGTGGCCGAATACGTGCCCGCCGGCCTGATGCCGGATGAGCAGGCGGGCTTTGTAGACCTTGGCAGCGTGCTGCGGGCATGGGGCGGCTAGCACCTCATGACCTTGATGCACGATGCCGCTGGCGGTGGAGACGCCGGTTTCTGTGAAATTTGCACGGGGGTGTTGGCATGATGCTGCGCCCACCGTTGCCTCCAATCAACTTTGCGGCGCTGGCTGATGCTTTGCTGGCCAGCGCTGACCGACTGGTCCCGATGTGGTTGCCTGATGGCGAACAGCGGGGCCATGAATATGTGTGCGGTTCGCTCAGTGGTGGCAAGGGCAGCAGCTGCTCTGTCAACCTGACCAATGGCTGCTGGGCCGACTTTGCCAGCGATGATAAGGGCGGCGACTTGCTGAGCCTGTATGCCGCCATCCATGGCCTGAGCCAAGCCAAGGCCGCCATTCAGGTGGCGCGCGAAGAGGGCCTGGAGAGTGTGGCCGGGTTGGTGAAGGCTGCGGCCGGTGGCACGCCGCCGCCACCAGCGCCCGCACGTCCCGCACCTGCAACAAAGCCCATGGCAGAGCCCGAGGGCTGGGCCACGGTGCTGCCGGTGCCAGCCCATGCGGTGGCCCCCACGTTCAAGCATTTTCACCGGGCGGCAGACACGATTGAGCACACGGCCACCTACCAGGTGGGCGATGAGTTGCACGGCTATGTGGTGCGGTTTCGCACCAGCGATGGCGGCAAGGAAACGCTGCCCTACACCTGGTGCCAGAGCGCCCGCGATGGTGCAGCCAAGTGGCACTGGCGGCAGTGGGATGAACCCCGCCCGCTGTACCTGCCGGGCCACCAGCTGCCGGGTGACCGCACGGTGGTGCTGGTAGAGGGTGAACGCAAGGGCGAGGCCCTGCAACAGCTGCTGGATGCCGGTGCGCCCGGCGTGTATTGCGTGGCCAGCTGGCCCGGTGGCAGCAAGGCGTGGCAGAAGGCCGACTGGGCGTGGCTGCAGGGCTGCACGGTGCTGGCCTGGGCAGATTGCGATGCCAAGCGCGAACCCCTGACCGCGGCCGAGCGCAAGGCCACCCCCGACAAGGCCGCGCAGCTGGTGCTGCAGCAGGCCAAGCCCTTGCTGCCAGTGCACAAGCAACCAGGCATGGCCGCGATGCTGGGCATTGGCGCGCTGCTGCGGGATGCGCACTTCTGCAAGGTGCAGCTGCTGCCCATTCCTGCGCCGGGTGCTGTGGTCGATGGCTGGGACGCGCGTGACGCCATCGAGACGGATGGCTGGGACTTTGCCCGCGTGCAAGCCTTCTTTGCGCAGGCGCATGCACTGCCGCAGGACGCCAGCGCCGATCTGGCGGGCGGTAAAAAAATCGATGGCCCCGGTGGCCCCGGGGGCAGTGGTAACGCAGGTGGTGGTGCTGGTGGCGGTGGCAACACCCCAGGCGGCAGCGCAGGCCACGATGATGGCGACGACGGCGACGACAGCACGGGCCTGACCCGCATTGGCGCGTACATGGTGCCGGATTGGCTGGTGCCGTACTACGACAAGGCGAACAAGCGCTGGCTCGCCAGCCGCAAGATGGTCATATTGATCTTGGAGCGCGACCCAGTGCTGCAGGATGTGCTGGCCTTCAACGAGCTGAGCAACAACATCCAGGCGCGCATGGTGTGGCCGTGGCCGCATGCCAAGGTGGGCGATGTGACCAATGCGGTGGATCTGCTGCTGGGTAAGTACCTCACCGACACCTATGGGCTGCCCAGCATTTCGCGGGCGTCGTTGTCGGAGGCCATCCAGACGGTGGCGCACACGCGCCGGTTTCACCCCATTCGCGAGATGCTGGTGGGCCTGCAGTGGGATGGCACCAGCCGCATTGACAAGTGGCTGGTGCATGCACTGGGCGAGAGCCCTGAAACCCTGAACCCGGCGCTGCTGGAATACCTGCAGATTGTGGGCCGCTGCTGGCTGCTGGGCATGGTGTACCGCGTGATGGAGCCCGGCTGCAAGTTTGACTATTGCCCGGTACTGGAGGGCGTGGGCGGGCTGCGCAAGTCCACCCTGGTGGAAGTGCTGGCGGGTTCGCAGTGGTTCAGCGACACGCCTTTTGAGGTGGGCCGTGGCAAGGAAGCGCAGGAGCAAGTCCAAGGCCTGTGGCTGTATGAGATTGCCGAGTTGACGCACTTCAGCAAGGCCGAGGTGGGCGCGATCAAGGCGTTCATCAGCAGCAAGGTGGACCGCTACCGGGTGGCCTATGGCACCACCACCGAGAGCTTTGCACGCCAGTGCATTCTGGTGGGCACCACGAACGAAAACACCTATCTGCGGGACCGCACGGGCAACCGGCGCTTCTGGCCCATACCGGTGCGGCATGTGATCAACACCGAGTTTGTGGCGAAGTACCGTGAGCAGCTGCTGGCAGAGGCGTTTGTGCTGTATCAGCAAGGGGTGGCCTACACGCCCACGCCAGAGCAAGAGCGCCGGCTGTTTGTGCCCATGCAGGAAAGCCGCCTGGTGGAGACGGCGGTGGAGAGTGACCTGCTGCATGTGTTGACGCGGCCACCGGTGGCGGCGGGCATTGGCGCCATCGTGAACACCTTGGCTGAGTTTGTGACGCTGGCACAGATCACCCTGGCGCTGGGCGTGGACTCTGCCAAGAGCACGCCGGGACTGCAGGGCCAGATCACGGCATGGCTCAAGCATGAGGGCTGGGAGCGGGTGAAGAAGCAGGTGAACGGCGCGCGCGCCTGGGGATATGTACGCCCCAAGAACTGGCCGCCCACCGAGGACGACTCTGGCGGGCTGGATGCACTGCCATCGCCCCCCGGCGCTGTGCCGCCTGCAGCACCTGCAGCCGCGCAACCAGTTGAAGAACAGGACGCTGACGATGAACCGTTTTAATGGTTGCCAGCTGGGGTACACTTGCTCGGTCGCGTCCAACATGGGCGTGACCGGGTTAGCAGCCCGAAGCACCGCTGCGACGCAAGCCGCAGTTCTGTTCCGCAGTTCATGCGGCTTCGTTGTCTGTGCCTCCAGTTTTTGGTGGCTCGGACGGGAGGCCCGCGAGGGCCTGCCGGTTCGCGCAAGCGGTGCCCGGTCTGCTACCCGTTCGAGCCACCGCCACCCTTTAGCAGGGGGTGAGGTGGTTGTAGCAAACCGCACCGCTTGGAGGCCACTCATGGCTCACTCTCTTTCATTGCCTGCGCGCACAGCTGCGCGGGTCATTGCCTTGCCCAGCGCAGCGCCGCACCCGGTGCTGCAGCAGCGCGGGCCGGGGCGCAGGCCGCCCCACATCATCAACCTGAGCCGCTGGAAGCTCGATCGCAAGTTTTCGGCCAAAGCCAAGCCTGTCGATGCGCACGCCTCCATGGAGCAAGCCCGCACCTTCGTGCAAACCTGCGAGCGGTTGCTGCAGGAGGCGCGATCCCAGTACATGGTTGCCCAGCAGCGGGCAGTTGTGCAAGGGGCGTCCAGAAACTGGACGCCCTCTCTTAACCTCAACCGGAGCGATCGATGAATCAACTGTCCCCATTCAATTTTGAAAACAAGTCCATCCGTGTTGTGATGGATGAATCCGGAAGCCCTTGGTTTAACGCCAACGAGATTTGTAATGTGCTGGGCTTCGGAAATCCTTGGCAAGCCATCTCGACGCACGTCGATGGGGAGGACCTCCAGAAATTGGAGGTCCTTGGCAACGGCGGCAAGCAAATGGCCAACCACATCAACGAGTCCGGCCTCTACGCGCTGATCTTCGGCAGCACCAAGCCCGAAGCCAAGCGGTTTAAGCGGTGGGTGACCAGTGAGGTGCTGCCCTCCATCCGCAAAACGGGCGGCTACCAGCGCCCGGGGTTCCTGGGATCGAAGCTGTTGGAGAAGTTTGCACAGCAACGCGGCTTGCCGCACCTGAACCGGCACCAGCAGCGGGTGGTGAACCAGAAGGCCAATTCCATGGGGCGCGAGCTGGCAGAGACGTGCCGGGACTATTTGCTGTGGGAGCTGGCAGGCCACACCCAGAGCGGCGGCGAGCACAGCCCGGACTACGTGCATGACTGGGATGTGCAGGGTGTCGTGCATTACGCCGCCCCTGAGGAAGTGATGGCATTTGCCTATGCGCGCCGCATGGCACGCATGCAGGCGCACCTTGAGGCGTTGCAGGGCTGAGCCCTGGCCTTGTGATGCATATGGTTCAACAACACAGGAACGGTGACCATGCGCCGCTTTGACCAAACGGTCTCGGCGCAACAAACGCGCCGTGCCGCAAACGCTGGGGGAGGCGTGATTCGCGCCAGCGTGCCCGAAGGGCTGGAGGGCGCTACACGCCCCCATTGCGGCGCGGTTGCGGGGACGTCACTGGGCGCCCCGACCGGGTAGCGTCCAAATATGTCCACGCGTCCACGTTTTTCTATGGACGCCATCAGTGGCCCTGCTATCCCTATTGAGGGGGTTGAAGCTGCTGCATTGCCCTACCGGACTGAAGGGCACGGCCAGAGCGCTTGCACCAAGGCGGGCGGGCACAGGCACGCATCCGCCGAGCATGTGCGCAACCCGCTACACCTACCTATTACCTCCATAGAAAAAGGATGGACAGATGGACACAGTCAACCCAGCAAAGGCCGATGTGAGCGGCATGATCAATGAGATCAAGGACTACATGCCCGCCGTGTATGCGGCCATCAAGGCGCGGGCAGCGGTGGTGGGCAACGGTGCATTCGAGCTGGTGCGCCGGGGCCTGCGCGGTGAGCCGGGTTGCTTTTGGGCGCTGGAGGGCGGGCGCGTGGTGGGCACGCCGTTCTATGGCCACCCGGTGATGACCGAGGTGGGCAAGGCGCTGGTGGAGTTTGGCTGTGCATACGTGTGCATCTGGCCCGACCAGGCGCCCATCACCGGCCTTGCACGGCCACAAGGTGGAACCCATGGCGCGGCTTAAACGCATTCAGCGGCGACTGGAGAACTGGGCCATCTGGTCGTCACGCGGTGCCAGTGGTGGGCGCGGCTATGCCACCCGGTCGGTGCTGGCCAGTGAGGTGTGGTCGCGTGGTTCGTACAACCACATTGCCATCCCGGTGGAAGATGAAGAGGCAGCGCAGACCGACGAAGCGGTGCGTGCGCTCAAGCTGGGCAAGGGCCACCTGTTCGTCACGTTGGAGTGCATCTACCTGAAAGACCTGGGCATCAGTGCCACAGCCCTGCGCATGCGCCGCGCGCCCTCCACCATCAAGGCGCAGCTGGAGCAGGCAGACCACGCCATCGCCGCCTGGCTGGATGCGAAGGCCGAAGAGCAGGAGCGCAGGCGTGTGGCAACCGAAGCATCCGCCCGCAAGGCAGAAGCGCTATAGACAAAAAGAGAGTTCTACACCTTAGACTTTCTCGGTACATTACAGGCACTGTGTGTGTATTGCGCCTCCACCCGCGATGCACACGGTGGGAACCCCGGCAGGCTTTGCGCTTGTCGGGGTTTTTCTTTTGTCGATAGGCGAGTTACCCGGACAAAGAAGGCCGTCATGGCGCGGGGTACTTTGGGCCTGGCGAACCCTTAACACATCAATCAAGCCTTCCACCAGCACGGCCCGCAATGGGCGCCGGATGACGTAACCGGCAACTATTCATGCCCATTGCTGCCCCACGCCTTTGCACCCACCCCGGCTGCAGTGCCCTGGTGCGCGATGGCTCAGGCCGTTGTGCCAGGCACCCGAAGCCTGCATGGGCAAAGCCCGTCGCCGCCACCAAGCGCATTACTGGACGCAGGCTGCAGGCGATGCGCGCGGATCTGTTTGCGCGTGAGCCGCTGTGCGCAGAGTGCCAGCGCCTGGGCCGTGTGACGCTAGCCACGCAGCGCGATCACATCGTCCCGCTGGCTGAGGGCGGCGCCGACGACGACACGAATGTGCAGGGCTTGTGTGAGCCCTGCCACGAGGCGAAGAGCCTGGCTGAATCCCTGCGCGGCCGGCGACGGGCGCGAGGGTAGGGGGGGGAGTCAAAAGTCCACAGCCCTCCGCCGGAAACCGACCGGTTCCTCGAATTTTTGTGCGCGCAGGTTTCGGGAGGGGGGGTACTCCCCATCTGACCATTGGAGATTGAACATGACCGGAACTCGCGGACCACTGCCGAAGCCTGCGGCACTGCGGGTGCTGGAAGGCAACCCTGGCAAGCGCTCACTGGACCTCACCGCAGGCGTGAACCCGCGCATCGAGACCCCCAGCCCGCCAAAACACCTCGGGGTCGAAGCGCGCAAGGAGTGGAAGCGCATCACCCCGCTGCTGGAAGAGCTGGGCCTGATCAGCGGCCTGGACCGCGCCGCACTGGCGCTGTATTGCCAGGCAGCTGGCCGGCTGGCCGAGCTGGAGACGGCATTCAACGGCCAGGTGGCCCGCCTGGTGGCCGAGGGCAGCGACTACGCCGACGCGGTTTACAAGGCCAGCTATGCCGTGACGCCCTCTGGCTACGCCCAGCAGAGCGTGATCGTGCAGCTGATCGGCAAGCACCGCGAGCAGCTCAACCGCTACCTCATGCACTTCGGCCTCAGCCCTGCGGCCCGTGGCCGTGTGCAGGCCAGCAACTACGTGCAGCCCACGCTGCCCGGCATCGACCCTAAACCCGAGGCGAAGCCAGCAGGCTTCTCCATGTTTGTGAACCCCAACCGATGACCGAATACGTCGAGCGCGCGCAGCACTACATGCGCGATGTCCTCGGCGGCACGATCCCCACTTGCAAATGGACCCGCCTCGCCGTGCAGCGCCAGGCGGACGACCTGCTGCGCGAGCCCAGCGAGACTTGGCCGTGGGTGTTCGATGCCGAGATGGCATCGCGCCCCTGCGCCTTCATCGAGCTGCTGCCCCACATCAAGGGCAAGTGGGCACGCGAAGGTCGGCGCCTGGAGCTGGAGCCCTGGCAGTGCTTCATTCTCACCAGCGTATTCGGGTGGGTGCACCACGAGACGCGCCTGCGCCGCTTCCTGGAAGCCTACGAGGAAGAGGCCCGCAAGAACGGCAAGAGCGCCAAGGGCTCCGGCCTGCTGCTCTACATGCTGGCCGCCGATGGTGAGCACGGCGCCGAGTGCTACACCGCCGCCACCACGCGCGACCAGGCGCGCATCGTGTTCGACGATGCCAAGGCCATGGCCGAGCGCTCGCCCGGCCTGCGCACGCACCTGGGCGTGGCCATCATGCAGCACAGCCTGACGGTAGCGCACACCAGCAGCAAGGCCGCGCCACTGGCCGCCGAAGGCAGCACGCTCGACGGCTTGAATGTGCACTTCGCCCTGCTCGATGAGCTGCACGCGCACAAGACCCGCGCCGTCTATGACGTGATCGACAGCGCCCGCGGTGCCCGCGAACAATCGCTGCTGTGGACCATCACCACGGCAGGCACCGACCGCAGCGGCATCTGCTACGAACGGCGCACCCACGTCACCAAGATACTGGACAACGTGGTCCAGGACGACCGCGTGTTCGGCATCATCTACACGCTGGACGATGGCGACGACCCGATGGACAGCGCCAACTGGATCAAGGCCAATCCCAACCTGGGCAAGTCGGTCCAGCTCGATGAGCTGCAGGCCCAGGCCAGCAAGGCCTCCGCCATGCCCAGCGCGCTGAACAACTTCCTCACCAAGCGCCTGAACGTGTGGGTGAGCGGCGAAAGCCCGTGGATGGACATGCGCGCCTGGGAGCGCTGCGGCACCAAGGGCCTGAGTGTGGAAGCCATCCCTGATGGCGCTCAGGTCTACATGGGCCTCGATCTTGCGCAAAAGAAGGACTTTGCAGCCCTGGCCATTGCATGGCACGACGCGCCCACGGGCAAGTGGGGGGTGTGCATACGTCTGTACCTGAACGATCTGGCCATACAGGAAAGCGGCAACGCCCACCTGGCCGGCTGGGCGCGACAAGGCTACGTGGTGGTCACCGATGGCGACCTCACCGACTTCGATGTGGTGGCCGACGACATGCGCAGATATTGCCGGCGCTTTGATGTGCAAGAGATCGCCTTCGACCCGGCCCTGTCCATGTACTTCGCTGGCAAGCTGATCGAAGAAGGCCTGCCGCTGGTCGAGATCGCACAACGCGCCATGTTCTTCACCCCGGCATTGATCCAGGTGGAAAACCTGGTGCTCGAAGGCAAGCTGCAGCACGAGGGCAACCCCGTGCTGGCCTGGATGGTCAGCAACCTGGTGGTCAAGGTGAGCAAGTTCAACGAGCTGATGTCGCCCACAAAAGAGCGGCCAGAAAACAAGATCGACGGCCCCATCGCCATGCTGATGGCGCTGGGCAGGGCACTGAAGCAAGACCACAGCGCAGCGCTGGACGACTTTTTGAAAAACCCCATCATCGTATGAAGCACCTCACCCCCCAAGCCGCCGCGCTGCTGGCCTTGCTGGCCGGCGCAGGCCTGGCCATTGCTGGCGTGTACCAGCTCGCCGGCCTGGGCTGGGCGCTGATTGCCGGCGCTATGCCGCTGCTGCTGCTGGCCGCCACCATCTTGCGAGGACTGCACCGTGCGCAACAAAACCCTCAGTGAAGTGCTGGCCCTGGGTGCCGCACCGGGGCGCGGCCTCAAGGCCACCGTGGGCGACTGGTTGGGCCAGACCATTCGCCTGACCGATGGCGACTTCTGGTCTGCCTGGCTGGCGGGCAACAACTGGTCGGGGCAGACCGTCAACACCCGCAGTGCCCTGCAGCTCAGCGCCGCCTGGGCCTGTGTGCGCCTGATCAGCGAGACGCTCTCCACCCTGCCCATGGGCCTGTACCGCAGCCGCCCCGATGGGGCGAAAGATCTGGCCACCAACCACCAGCTCTACCAGCTGCTGCGCACCCAGCCCAACGCCTACATGTCGGCGGTGGACTTCTGGCAGGCCTACCTGGCCAGCCTGCTGCTGTGGGGCAACGCCTATGCCGAAAAGCGCACCAGCGCTGGCGGCGTCATCACCAGCATCGACTTCCTGAACCCCGAGCGCGTCAGCCGCCGGCTGCTCAAGTCCGGCGCCATTGAATGGAAGTACAACGACCCCGCCACCGGGCAAGACCGCATCATCACCGAGGCGGCCATGTGGCACACGCCCGCCTTCACCCTTGATGGCCAGGTGGGCGTCTCGCCCATCCGCATGGGGGCCAACGTGATCGGGGGCGCCATCGCCGCCGACAAGGCCAGCGCCCACACCTTCAGCAGCGGCATGAAGAGCAGCGGCCTGGTCACCACGGGCGCGACCGTGCTCAAGCCAGACCAGCGCGAAGACATTCGACAGCACGTCAAGAAGGTCAGCGACGCCGGGGGCGTCATGGTGCTGGAGATGGGCATGGGCTACCAGCAGCTCAACATGAACCCGCAGGACGCCGAGCTGCTGGCCACGCGCGGCTTCAACGTGGAGGAGGTGTGTCGCTGGTTCCGCGTGCCACCCTTCATGGTAGGCCACAGCGAGAAGAGCACCAGCTGGGGCACCGGCATCGAGCAGCAAATGATCGGCTTCATCATCTTTGTGCTGCGGCCCTGGTGCGTGCGCATCGAGCAATCCATCCGCCGCAACCTGCTCACCCCGGTCGAGCGCATCACGCACAGCGCCGAATGGGCGCTCGAAGGCTTGCTGCGCGGCGACAGCGCCGCCCGTTCGGCCTTCTACAGCCAGATGGTGCAAAACGGCGTGATGACGCGCGACGACGTGCGCCGCCTGGAGAACCTGCCCCTCATGGGCGGCAACGCCAACGTGCTCACCGTGCAGTCCAACCTGCTGCCCATTGACATGCTGGGCGTCAACGCCGGCGGCGCCGCTGCGCAAGATGCGCTGCGCACATTTCTCGGCATCACAGACAAGGACCCCAAGCCATGAAGCACAAACACGCGCAAGCGATGAAGTCGCGCGACTTTCACTTTGAAATCAAGGCCGTCGAGAAAGACGGCTTTTTTTCTGGCTACGGCAGCGTCTTCGGCGTGGTCGATAGCTACCGCGAAATCGTCGCCCCCGGCGCCTTCGCTGCCAGCCTGGCCGCACGCAGCGCCAAGGGCCGCAAGCTGCCCGTGCTGTGGCAGCACCGCAGCGACCAGCCGCTGGGCGTGTACGAGCTGGCCAAAGAAGACGGCACCGGCCTGTACCTGGAAGGGCGCCTGCTGGTCGACGACGTGGTGCAAGCCCGCGAGGCACACGCCCTCATGAAAGCCGGCGCCGTCACGGGTCTGTCCATTGGCTACTACGTCACTGGCGAAAGCTGGAACGAAAAGGACCGCATCCGCACCCTGACAGCGGTGGACCTGGAAGAAACCAGCCTGGTCACCTTCCCGGCCAACGATTCCGCAAGGGTCGAGTCCGTCAAGTCGCGCATCGTGCGTGGCGATGTGCTGAGCCTCACCGAATTCGAGGGTTTCCTGCGCGAGGCAGGGTTCTCGAAAAGCCAAGCCACGGCCATTGCCGGGCGTGGCTACAAGCACCTGATGGAGCGGAGCGAGTCCGACCCCGCCAGCGTGCCCAGCCTCCTGCAATCCCTGCAATCCCTGCGTTTCTAAATCCCTTCACTTTTTTCAGAAAGCACCCCATGAAAACTTCCCGCACCCTTATCGCCCTGGCCGCCTGCGCCCTGGCTGCTGTGTCCATCGGCGCCCAGGCTGTTGGCCTGGATGTCGCCGGCATCGTCGCAGCCTACCCCGACGTGTTCGCCGCCATCGGCATGCTGGCCCTGGCCGGTGAAATCAAAGACGTGGACCCCGAAGCCGTTACCCGCGAACTCAAGCGCATCGGCGACGAAGTCAAGTCCGCTGGCGAGCTGGCGCTCAAAGAAGCCAAGAATGCCGGCGCCCTGTCGGCCGAGACCAAAGGCAAGGTCGACGAACTGCTGGTCAAACAAGGCGAGCTGCAGGCCCGCCTGCAAGAAGTGGAGCAAAAGGCCGACCGCCGTGGCGCGCAAGGCGATGCCGAAATCAAGTCCATCGGCGCCCAGTTCATCGAGTCCGAGGGCTACAAGTCCTGGCACTCTGGCGGCGGCATGAAAACCTCGCGCGATGCCTTCGCCTTTGGCGTCAAGGCCATCACCAGCGACCCCGCCAGCGCTGGCGACGGCATCGCCCCCAACCGCCTGCCCGGCGTGCAGGCCTCACCCATGCGCCGCATGACGGTGCGCCAGCTGCTCACCCCCGGCCGCACCGAAAGCAACGTCATCCAGTACCTGCAGGAAACCGGCTTCACCAACGCCGCTGCCACCGTGGCCGAGAACGTGCGCAAGCCCGAATCGGCCATCACCTACGACCTGAAGAACGCGAACGTGGTCACCATCGCGCACTTCATCAAGGCCACCAAGCAGATCCTCGACGACTTCGCACAGCTGCAAAGCCAGATCGACGGCCGCCTGCGCTACGGCCTGGAGCTGGCCGAAGAAGCCCAGCTGCTCAACGGCTCGGGTGTGGGCAACAACATCTTGGGCATCCGCACCGGCGCCACCGCCTACGTGGCCCCCATCGTGGTGGCCGGCGCCACGCGCATCGACATCCTGCGCCTGGCGCTGCTGCAGGCCGAGCTGGCCGAATACCCCAGCACCGGCATCGTGCTGCACCCCAGCGACTGGGCCGCCATCGAGCTGCTCAAGGACACCACCGGCGCCTACATCTTCGCTAACCCGCAAAGCCTGGCCCAGCCCGGCCTGTGGGGCCGCCCCGTGGTCACCACCCCGGCCATGACGGCAGACGAATTCCTGGTGGGCGCCTTCCAGCTGGGCGCGCAGGTGTTCGACCGCGAGCAAGCCAACGTGGTGGTGGCCACGCAGAACGAAGACGACTTCGTGAAGAACATGATCACCATCCGTGGCGAAGAGCGCCTGGCCATGGCGCTGTACCGTCCCGAGGCCTTCGTCAAGGGCGACCTCACGCCTCCCTGATCCCGGCGCTTGAGGCCAGCACGCGCCCAGTGCCATCCCCGGCGCTGGGCGCATACCTACCCCACATTTCAGGACCATCCCCATGATCAAAGCCATTGCCCTCGCGGCCTTCACGCATGGCCCGCTCAACCTGCGGCGCGGCGAAGAGGCCGAGTTCTCGCCCCCCACCTTCACCGCCCTGGCCGCCCATGGCCTGGTGCGCGAAGCCTCGGCCCCGCAGGCAGAACAGCCCGCACCGGCCCAGCGCACCCAGCGCGCCGCCCGCGCGCCCAGCAACAAAAAGGCCCCTGAGCCCGACAACAAGGCCGCAGCCGACGCTACAGAGCCAACCACGGCACCGGCCCCCGACGCCGCCACCGACCCGGCCACACCCTCTGCGGTAGAAGCCGAGCCCGCACCAGCCGCAGACCCAGCCGCCCCGGCGGGTGAGCCCGATGCCGCTGCTCACGCTTGACCAGGCGCGCGAGCACGTGCTCGCCCAGGGCGTGCCTGACGATGCCGACTTGCAGCTCAAGGTCAACGCCGCCGAGCTGCTGGCGCAGGAATACGCAGGCCGCACCATCTTCGACACCCAGCAGGCCATGGACGACGCGATCGCCGCCGGCACCGTGTGGGACACCCAGCCCATGGTGGTCAACGACCTGGTGCGCTCTGCCATCCTGCTCATCGTGGGCCACCTCTACGCCAACCGCGAAGACGTGACCACCGGCGCCCCTGTGCAGCTGCCCACCGGCGCCCGCGCACTCATTGCGCCCTACCGCAAAGGAATGGGGGTCTAGCATGCTAAAAGCCGGCAACCTGCGCCACCGCATCGCACTGCAGCGAAAACAGCAAACGCAAAACCCGCAAACGGGCGCCATGGTCACCACCTGGGTCACCGAGGCCACCGTGCCGGCCGCAGTAGAACCCCTGAGCGCGCGCGAGTTCGTGGCCGCTCAGGCGGTGCAGTCCAACGTGTCCGTGCGCATTACGGTGAGATACCGCCCTGGCATCACATCCGCCATGCGCCTGCTGCACGATGGCAAGGTGTACGGCATCACCGGGGTGCTGGCCGACAAAGACAGCGGGCGCGAATACCTAACGCTGCCATGCGCGGAGTTGCCTCATGACGCAATTTGATCTCAAGGGCATGGAAAAGGCCATCGACCGCATCAAGGCTCTGCCCAACGATGTGCGCAAAAAGGTGGTGATGGGTGCGCTGCGCAAGTCGGCCACGCTGGTGGTGAAGGCCGCCAAAGCCAACGCCATGCGGCACGACGATCCGGCCACGGGCCGCAAGATTGCCAGCAATATCCAGGCGCGTTTTGGCAGCAAGACCTACAAGGCCACGGGCGATGTGATGTACCGCATCGGCGTGGCCAACCCCAAGGGCGCGATTCCCAAGGGCAACCCCGACGAAGGCGATAAAGGCCCCACGCCGCACTGGCACCTGCTGGAGCTGGGCACGGAAACGATGCGCGCCACGCCTTTCATGCTGCCAGCCCTCACGGGCAACATTGACGCCGCCGTCTCCACGTTCGCAGCAGAGGCCACTAAGCGACTGGACAAGCTCCCATGATGCCGCCCATCTTTCCCATCGTCGCTGCCAGTGCCGCCGCGCAGGCCGCGCTGGGCGCCGCGCCCGTGCGGTTCTTTCCGTTCGGCGCTGCGCCGCAAGACGTGGCGCTGCCCTATGCCGTGTGGCAAACAGTGGACGGCGCGCCCGAGAACTACCTCGGCAACCTGCCCGATGCAGACGTGTGCACAGTGCAGGTGGATGTGTATGCAGCAGACACCGACAGCGCAGCCGCCGCCATCCTGGCCCTGCGCGATGCCATCGAGCCGCACGCGCACATCACGCTGTGGCTTGGCACCTCGCGCGATGCGGCCAGCGGGCGCTGGCGCGCCACATTTCGGCTTGACTGGATCGTCCAGCGCTAGCCCTTCACCGCTTCTCAACCCGCCCGCCACCTGGCGGGTTTTTTCATCCGAAAGGAAAACGTCCCATGAGCATGCTTACCCAAGGCACCCAGGTCTATGCGCTGGTGCCAACCGTTGCCGACCCCGCTGTGTTCGAGATTCTGAACGTTGAATGCGCCACCGCCTTCAACCCAGGCGGCTCGCCCGCAGAACAGATCGAAGACACCTGCCTGGAAGAAACCAACGCCCGTAGCTACCTGCGCGGCCTGCGCACGCCCGGCCAGGCAAGCCTGACCATCAACGCAGACCCGCGCAATGCAAGCCATGTGCGCTTGCACCAGCTCAGCGAGTCCGACGATGCCACCCCCATCAAGTGGGCCATCGGTTGGAGCGATGGCGTGGGCGTTCCACCTACCATTGCCGTGGGTGGCACCGACTTCACCCTGCCCGCCACGCGCACCTGGTTCACCTTCCAGGGCTACGTGAGCGACTTCCCGTTCGACTTCGCAGGCAATGCCGTGGTGTCCACCGCTGTCGCCATTCAGCGCAGCGGCGGCTCGGCCTGGGTGCCCAAGGTATGAACCTCGCCCAGTTGCAGGCAGCGGGCGCCTTTGTGGAGGCCGCGCCCGTCAAAACCTCCGTCACCTGGGCGCGCCCCAATGCGGCGGGCGAAGAGATCACCACCACGTTCGACGTGTGGGTGCGCCGCCGCTCGTTTGGCACCCTGGAGCGTGTGGCAATGCTGGGCGAAGACCGCAGCAAGTCCGCCAAGATGCTGAGCGAATGCATCTTGCTGGGAGAAGAGCAAGAAGCCCTGAGCTACGAACAGGCCTACCAGCTCGATCCCAGCCTGGCTTTCGCGCTGGTGCAAGCCGTGAAGGATGTCGGCGCCCCAAAAGCCTGACGGCCGACGACGAACTGTGGTGCGAGCTGGTGCTTAACGGCATCGGCGGCGCCACCATCGCGGAGGCCAAGGAGCGCATGCCACAAGACGAACTGCAAACCTGGGTGCAATACCGGCGCAAGCATGGCGGGTTGAACCTGGGCCTGCGCATAGAGCAGGGCGCAGGGCTGACGGCCTACTTTGCCAACGGCGGGCGCGGCCAGTTGTCCGACTACCTGCCCCAGCGCACCGCAGACGAAGAAGCCGCGCTGGACAGGGCCATGAAGGAATGGCGATGAGCTGTAAAGGCTGCGCAGAGCGGCGCGCATGGCTCAAACAATGGAGCGAACTCGCATATGAGCGATTCAAGCAACGATTCGCTGCGCCTGCTGCTGGAGACAGTAGCGGTGCAGGCGAAGACGATACAAGCGCAGGCCGAGACGATTCGCGGCCTGATGGGCGAAGTGGACGATCCGCAGGACATGCCGGCACCGACTAGCTACATGGACGGCACGCCGATTCGATAACATGTCGGCTTCATTTTTGGAGCTGCCATGAAAACCGGAATCCGCATCACGCGCATCGTGCAAATATTCGCTGTCGTGCTTTTGAGCATCGGCATGTTTGGCTGCATGGCCAGCGATTTCAGCACCTTCAAAGCGACCTGGATACCGGGGCTGCTACTGATTCTCGGTGCGCGCGGCTATGAATGGCTGTCAAAAGAATAGCCGCAGACGTAAACCACCCGACCCGCTTTCGAGCGGGTTTTTTTATGGGCAATCGACATGGCATCAAGAAGCCTGGGCACCCTTACGCTCGACCTTATCGCCAAGATCGGCGGCTTCGAGCAGGGCATGGACCGCGCCGCCCGCACTGCAGACCGAAAGGGCCGGGAAATCTCTGCAGCCGCACGCAAACGAGCGAAGGAGACAGAGGAAGCCTGGGCAAATGTGGGCACGGCAATTGGCGCGGTGTTCTCCAGCATCGCCGTGGGCGCGGTGTTCCAAAAGTTTATTGCTGAAACCAAACAGGCCGAACAGGAACAGGCGCAACTGCAGGCCGTGCTCAAGTCCACAGGCAACGCCGCAGGCTACAGCCAGGAGCGCCTGAATCAGATGGCAGACGCCATGCAGCAATCGCTCGGCGTGGCTGCTGGCGACGTCAACAGCGCGCAAACCGTGCTGCTGGCTTTCACCAACATCGTGGGCGACAAGCTGCCCGCAGCACTGCAGGCCGCAGCCGACCACGCTGCGCGCACCGGCTCCACCATCCAGGCATCTGCCGAGATCATGGGCCGCGCCCTCGATGTGCCCAGTGTGGGCATGGCCTCGCTGCAAAAGCAGGGGTTCAAGTTCTCCGAATCGCAAATCGAAGTGGCGCGCGAGCTGGAGCGTACCGGCCAGATTGCCCAGGCGCAGCAGATGGTGCTGGATGCCTTGAACGAAAGCTATGGCGGCGCGGCAGCAGCTGCGCGCGACACGTTCGGCGGCGCGTTGACGGCGCTGCAAAACACCATCAATGACTTGCTGACCGGCGACAGCGGCAGCATGGCGCAGATGAAGAAGAGCGTGGATGGGCTGAACGCCACGCTGTCATCTGAAGAAACACGCGCTGCATTTCAGACGCTGATCTCGTTCATGGCAGGCCTTGCCACGCAAGCCGCCAGGACAGCGGCAGTATTGAACAGCGGCGGAATTTGGGGGTGGTTGTCTGTCAGCAATAAAGAAGCTGACGACATCAAAGGCACGGTAGACACCGTAACCAGCCAAATCGACCGGCTGAAAAAGCAGCGGGATGAGCTAGACCCGTCAAAGTCCGTAACCAATAAGCTGAACGACTTTCTATTCGGTGATGTTGGCGATCTGGACAGGCAGATCAGCGTCTTGGAAGGAAAGCTCAAAGGGGCAAAAGCGCGCCTTACTTTGGACCAGACAACTACGCCAGATTTAGCACCCATCCTCGCCCCCGACCTCGCCCCGCGCTCCCCCGGCATCGTCAATCTCAAGGACGGCGACAAGAAGGGCGGGCGCGCCAGCGGCAAAAGCCAGGCCGAAAAAGACGCGGACGCGGCAGAAAAGTTTGTCCAGCAACTGCAGGCGCAGGCGTTCAAAATTCAGGAAAAAACAGCCTACGAACAACTGTTCTTTGACCTGCAGCTCAAGGGCTTGAATCTATCAGAAGGCCAGATGGATAAGGCCATCGGACTGGTGACGGCGATCGACATGGCCAAAGAGTCCGAGAAGACCAAGGCCGCACAGATCGAACGCCAGAACGCGCTGTATGAAGTGCAAGACGTTCTGCTCGGCAAACAAAACCAGTACGCGCTGGAGCTGGCAGGCTATGGCCTGGGCGCCAAGGCCGTCGCTGAAATGCGCGAGCGCATCGGCCTGCAGGACCAGTACCAGCAGAAGATGGACAAGATGCGCCAGGATCAGGCCAACGCGATTGCGGGCGCTGGTTCTGACAGCGATGTGGAGCGCATCAATGCCCAGTATGCCGAGCGGCTAGAGCTGACCAAAGAGGCGCTGGCGCAAGAACTCGCTATGTATGACGAATACATCGCGCAAAAGCGCCTGAAGGAAGAAGACTGGCAGGCCGGTGCCATGGCTGGCCTTCAGAGCTACATGGAGAGTTCTCGAGATGTGTACGGTCAGACACAGCAGCTTGTGGTAGATGCCTTTGGAGCGATGGAAAACACCTTGGTTGAGTTTGTCAAGACCGGCAAGCTGGATATGCAAGGGCTGTTCTCCGGCATCGCTGAAGACGTGCTGCGCATGCTGATCAAGATGGGCACGCAGATGGTGTTGCACAAGCTGCTGGGCGACACGCTACAGGCAGCGGGCGTAGCCACTGCGGTAGCAGCAGGCTCTGCAACGGCAGCAGCGTGGGCACCTGCGGCAGCCATGGCGTCTCTCGCATCTTTCGGTGCCAATGCGGCACCGGCCAGCCTGGGCATTGCCAGCACTGTTGCACTGAGCCAAGGCATGGCGCTGGCCGGTTTTGCAGACGGCGGCTATACCGGCGCGGGCGGAAAGTTCGACGTGGCCGGTATGGTGCACAAAGGCGAGGGCGTTCTGAGCCAGCGCGACATTGGCGCCATGGGCGGGCCGTCCGCTTTTGAGGCGTTTCGCGCATCGCTGCACACCGGCTATGCCGATGGCGGCTACGTCAGCGCAGCGCAGCCTGGGTACAGCGGCGAAAGCAAGTCGGCACCGGCCATCGTCAACATCATCGAAGACAACAGCAAGGCGGGCAAAGTGGAACAAAAAACCGACGACATGGATCGCCAGATCATCAACGTGTTCGTGCGCAACATCCGCAGCGGCGGCGATGCTGCCGAGGCGCTCCAAGGCGCGTATGGCCTGAGCCGCGCGGGGCGCTGATCCATGGCTATCACCACCACCATCAACTGGCCTGCTGGCCTGCCCTGCGCCCTGCGCGAAGGGCACAGCACCCAGCACGCCACGCCGTTCACGCGCACGACGATGGACTCGGGCCGCGCCCGACAGCGGCGCAAGTTCAGCAGCGTGCCCAGCACGCAGCAGTTCTCGTGGATATTCACCGAAGTCCAGTGCCTCGCGTTTGAAGCATGGTTCAGGGACGCCCTGCAAGACGGCGCCCAGTGGTTCAACATGGCATCGCGCACGCCGCTGGGGCAGACGGCGCTGGTGTGCCGGTTTCAGGACATGTACGCCGGGCCTGACCTGGTGGGCCGCGACAGGTGGCGGGTGTCTGCTGCGCTGGAAATATGGGAGCGCCCACTCGTGACGCCAGGCTGGGGCCTGCTGCCAGACTACCTGGTGCACTCCGACATCATCGACCGGGCGGCAAACAGCCAGTGGCCGGAGGCATAGCATGGCAACCTCCGAACTGCTCAAGGTGGCCTATGCCAGCGCCCCGGCTGATGCGCTGATCCTGCGCTCATTCCGGATCCATGGCGACGGCATCACGCCTTTAAGTCTGGCGCACGACTTTGTAGAGCACACCCTGGGCGGCGTGCTGCACGAGCCCTGCCAGATCAGCTACAAGCTGCCCGACAAAGACGCCAGCGGCCAGCAAAAGATCAACTTTGCCATCGCGCTGGTGGACTCACGCGCGCAAAAGATCATCCAGACCGCCATCGATGCCGATTCGGTGGTGTACCTCACCTACACCGAGTATCTGGAGGCGGACAAGGCCACGCCCGCGCGCACGCCCATCACCATGGTGGTGGTGGGCGGCGAGTGCAGCGCGCTCAGTGTGCAGGTGGAGGCGCAATATTTCGACATGCTCAACTTTGCCTGGCCGCGCGAGCGCTACACCGTGGACAAGGCGCCCGGCACCAAGTACCTATGACGCTGGATGAACTGCTGCGCGTGCCCTACGAGCGCAACGCCAGGGGGCCGCAGGCGCTCGACTGCTGGGGTCAAGTGCGGCTCGCCCGCCTGCACTTGTTCGGCAGGCCGCTGCTGCCCGCGTTCTGCGAGGTGGCATCAGGCGATGTACGGGCCATGACGAAAGAGGTGGTGCGCGCTGCCAGCGCTGCTGGCTTTGCGCCCTGCGATCCACGCCCCGGCGCCATCGCCACGGCCTGGCGTGGCAGAACCTGCCCGCATGTCGGCATCGTGGTTGATATTGATGGCCGCTTGCGCGTGCTGGATACGAACGTGGGCGCAGGCCCACGGCTGCACACGTTGGCGGGTTTTGCCGCCAGCTTCACAAAGGTTGTGTTTTATGACGATTGAGATCTACGCCGACGCTGTGTCTCAAGACCCGACCGAGGTGCATGGATGGGTTGGCACGCTGGGCGACTTCATGCGTGCGCAGGGAGTGGCCTTTGAGGGGCGCCAAGAGCAGCCCATCGCGGCATTCGTGGATGGGGTCCAAGTTGCGCCCGCTGGGTGGGATGCCACCACCGTAACTCACAGCCGCGTGCAGCTGCGCGTTGCTGCGTACGGCTTTGACCCGTTCACCTGGGCAATCATTGCTGTTGTTGCCGCAGTCGGTGTGTCGCTGTTGATGCGTCCAAAAATTCCTGGCCGCAACAACACGCCGCAGGGCAAGAACCTGCAGACCGCAGACGCCACGGGCAACGTGGCAAAGCTCAATGATATTGTCCCCGAGCTGGCAGGCGCTTACCTGCGCTACCCCGACTACCTGACGCCCCCGCGCCGCTACTTTGCCGACCCGCGCACGCAGTACATGGAGACGCTGTTGTGCCTTGGCCCTGGGCAATACGCGGTGGACGGAAACAGCGTCAAGATCGGCAACACCGCCCTGGCCGGGCTGACCGGTGCCGAGTTCCATCTCTACGCCCCCGGCGCCTACGTGGCGGCCCATGGCATGCACGAAAACTGGTACACCGCACCCGAAGTGGGTGGCACATCGGCGGGCACGGCAGGGCTTGAGCTGAGTTCGGACGTGGTGGCTGGCGCGCAACTGCCCACCGGGTCATTGGCGTTCTCGGGCAAAACCATTACGGCCAGCAACGGCTGGTCAGAGGGCATTGGCTTAGGCACGCATCTCTCCGTATTCTTGCCTGAGACATACACGGTCACAACGCTTGTTGTGGAGGGCGAACCCCCCACCAGCATCAGCCGTTTCAGTGGAGCATTCACCGAGCTGGAGCCGCTGGGGGTGGGCGCGCGGGTATCTATGAAAGACGGCGGCGAGGCGGTTGTGCTGATCGTTAAAACCGTGGGCGGTGTGGCTGGCGCAAGGCAGGTGACGTTTCAGAACGAAACCATGGGCGAGGTCATCACATACTCCGATTTCGTGACGACCGGAGGAACCCGTGACATCAAGTTCCGCTACCCCAACCGCCGTTACAGCGTGACCGCGATCACCGGCAATGCGGCCACCGTGCAAGCGCTGTATGGATTGGGCGACGCATGGGAGCCTGATCCAACATGGCTGACATTCCCGTCCGGTGCATGGTCGGTTGAATACTCTGAGCTGGCCGTGGTTGGTGGTAGCGTATACGGCAAGTGGGCCGGGCCTTATGTGGCCTGCCCGGTGGGTGAGGCCAGCACTACGTTTGAATACGATCTTTTCTTCCCGTCTGGCCTGAGCACCATCGCAGACAACGGCGACCTGCAGGCGCGCGGCGTGCAAGTTGAGTTGCAGCACCGTGAAGTGGGTTCGCCCGCATGGGTCAGCATCAGCAAAACCTATTCCGCCGCCACGCTAGACCAGATCGGGTACACCGAGCGCGTCACAGTGGCAGGCAGCAGCCGCCGCGAGTTCCGCTTGCGCCGCACCACCGCCGCGCAGGCTGATACGCGCACGAATGACAAGGTGCAGTGGTACGGCCTACGCACCCTGCTGCAAAGTCCCACCAGCTATGCAGGGTGGACGACCATTGCCGTGCGCATCAAGGGACTGGGAGACATTGGCGCTAGCTCAGAAAACCGCATCAACGTGCTGGCCACGAGGCTGCTTCCAACGTTGCTTGCAGATGGATCATGGAGCGCGCCACAGCCTACGCGCGATGTGTCGGCATTTTTTCGGCACATCGTCAACAGCGTGGGCTACAGCGATGCGCAGATCGATATGAGTGAACTCAAGCGCCTGCATGACATCTGGACAGCCCGTGGCGAAACACTCGACAACGTATTCGACTTGACCACCGTGCGCAGCGCTCTTGAGGTGTGCCTGGCCGCTGGCATGGCCGACCTGACGCTGGCCGATGGCCTGCTGACTCCCGTGCGCGAAGGCGTGCGCACGGCCTACGATGGCCCGCCATTCAGCGCGCAGAACACTACCAGCGGGATCACGCGCACATTCACCACGCGCCGACCCGACGACAACGATGGTGTGCAAGTCGAATACAACGACGCAGCCGAAAACTACGCGGCAAAAACCGTGGACTGCAAGCTGCCCGGCAGCCTGGGCGTGAAGCTGCAAAAGATAAAACTGGCAGGCGTTACCAGCAAAACGCGCGCATGGCGCATCGGCATGCGCGCCGCGCGTGAAATGGTGTACCGGCGCTGGGCCTACACACTCTCGACCGAGCTGGACGGCCTGGTGGCGCGGTATGGCGACTACGTGCCGCTGGTGCCCGATGTGCCCGATTTCGGCCAGTCCGCCATCGTGGTGGGCGTGCAAGGGCGCGAGATCACCAGCAGCGAGGCCCTGGCCTGGCAAGACGGGCGCAGCCATGTCATCGCATGGCGCAACCCCAATGGCAGCCTGTCAGGCCCCTACGCAGCCACGCGCATCGATGACAACGTGCTGCAAGTCGCAGGCACAGCCCCCATGCCCACGCCCACCCTGGCCATGGAGCCGCCGCACCTGTATTTCGGCACGCTCGAAGAGTGGGCCTTCCCGGCCATCGTGAAGGCAGTGAAGCCGCAGAGCGAGCACAGTGTGGAGATTCAGGCCGTCAACTACGACGCCCGCATTTTTGCCGACGACGACAACCTGCCACCGTAACCAGCCACCCGCCTAGCGCGGGTTTTCTTTCGCCCCACCAAGGCCCGCCATTGCGCGGGCCTTTTTGTTTTCAAGAGGCCCCCCATGACCACATACAACACCGGTAACCCTGTCGGCTCTGCCACCGTAAAAGACCTGTATGACAACGCCGAGAATCTGGATGTTGCGATCAACTCGCAGACTGCCGGAGAATGGACTGATCGTCTTGGTAATGCACGCCAAACATGGAAGGGAATCGAGGACAAGGCGGAAATTGATATTGCCGCCTCGGCCAGTGCTGCCGCCGCCTCGGCCAGTGCTGCCGCCGCCTCGGCCAGTGCTGCCGCCGCTGGCTACAGAGACGAGACGCTGGCAGCGCGCAATGACGCGCAGGCGGCAGCCAGCGCCATCGGGCCGGTCAAGTTCTATGACACCAAGGCCCTGGCCGACGCCGCCATCGGAACTATGGCCAATGGCGACATCATCGAAATATCGCAAGACGAAACACGCGCAGCCGCGCGCACACGCTACAAAGTGCAGGCGGGAGCGCTGGTGTTTGTGGTCAACCTGGACCAGTTGCGGCTGGACCTGAGCACGGAGAACGGGGCACTGATGGTCGGGAATGCCGTCGATAAAAGAGACCTGGCCAACGGCGCAGCCCCGACGATGGGCGCCTCGATGGTAGGCTTTCAACAAGCAGGCACGGGGGCAGTTCCGACGACTGTGCAGAGCAAGCTGCGGGAGTTTGTCAGTGTCAAGGATTTTGGGGCTGTTGGGGATGGCGTTGCCGATGATACCGGCGCGATACATGCTGCCCGCGATTATATCGCGGCGTCGCTGGCCGCTGGAAACCGCAGGAAACTTATATTCCCGCCGGGGCGATATCAATTCAGCGCATCACCAAACTGGGCAATAAGCCGGCTTGATCTGGAGTTCCAGGGCGAAGTGTGGCTAATCAATACCGGAACGTGGGCCTCCTTCGAGATCGACGGCGGCGCTACCGGGCCGGGCGTCTACGGCCTGAAAATCAAGGGCTATCCGCTAGTGTACGGTGGGGCGTTGACAACCCACGGCTACTACCTGCGCGCCGTTCATCGCTCGCACCTGGAAATAAACTGCCGAGGGGCCGGTGGCGCAAGCAGCGGCCTGTACATGGAGTGGTGCGTATCGAACACGATGTATTACATCATGAATGTCAATGAAGGTGGGCTATACAACACGCCAAATCGGGGAATCACGCTTACGAGCCGCGCCGCAAACGAGGAATCGAGTTACAACAATTTCTTTAATGCGGAATGCTCGGGAATGCCGGTTGGCGTCTATATGGATGGTGCGCTGGGCAATGTGTTTCTTGGCGGGGCCATTCAGGGCTGCACGAATGTAGGGGTGCAGCAAACGGCAAACGCATGGGAAAACAAATTCATCGGAACGGATTTCGAAGTTAATACGAACGGCGACATTGAATGTGATGCGCGGGAAAGCCAGTTTATTGGCTGCGACCTTGAAAAGAAAATCACGTTCCAGGCCAATGCGGTCAACTGCTCCATGATCGGCGGGGTGACTGAGAACATCGTCACAATCGCGGGCGCTGCCCGCACGCTGCTTAGTGGTGTTACGTACAACCGATTTTCATCTGGATCAATTACTGATGGCAGCACATCGACAAGATTCCGTGACCTGCGAAACAAAGGCACGGCAATCGTGGAAAACACCCCACGGGCGCGAACCGCACTGGTGGTCGGGGCTAGTCCGTACACCTACACGAACACGACCTGTAATGAGGTTGATTTGCTCGTTGCCGGGGGGGCGATCAGCCAGTTGGTTTATACGAGATTCGCCGGGGACGTAGTAACAACGCCGGCCGGTATGTTCAGGTTATCGCCTGGGGATGCCATGACAGTGACCTACACCGTGGTGCCGGTAATCACGGCGTACACGCGATAGTCAACCAGGGAGCAGAACCCTATGCCCAATCTCCCACCCTCCTCGAGTCCGACGAAGACCGCGTGCCCGACGCGTACCAGGACCACCTCGGCTACTGGACCATCGGCGTCGGCCGCATGAACGACACGGGCCATCCTGAAACCGTGCGTCTCACTATGAGGACCTGGCGGTGACAGAACACCAAGAACCGACCAGCACTCTGCGCCGCAAGCTGAGAGCGGGAGAAAAGCGCATGGACGAGATCGTGAAGACTGTCGCCGCAATTCAGATTGAGCAAGCCAGTGCCAAGGTACTGGCACCTACCACCACTAACACAGGAAACCTATGAACGACACGCTCACCATCAACGGCATTGCTTATGACTTTTCAGTAATACCAGATGGCGCAACCCTCCCCGCGTCGGCAGTGGGTTGCGAATACATCACTTGGAATGTCGGATTGCTGCTGGATTTGATCGTCAATACCACGGCGGCTTCGACCATCTTCCTGGGGCCCCCGAAGAAATGGACGGTATCGGCAC